TTGAGCCAAATGCTCCTCGAAAAGAAAGTGGATATGAAAAGGCATCCCTTTGTTATCCCCAGAAAAGATCATCGTGTAGTTCGAAACCTTAAAATCTTCAAGATTCTCCCCACAAAGCACTCCCATAAGTAGCGTGGTTATAGGGACTTACGAACAATCGTCAAAATAAGATAAATAAACCCTTTACAACTTGGGGGAGTGTGATAGGGTGTGGGTATGCAAACAACCACAGCAACACCGACGGAAACCCAAAACCAAATAACCCTAACCCCAGCCTCGCTTGATTTGCTGGTTTCGCTAATAAAAGATTCGGGCAACTGGAGCAACCACCCGATGCTTGATTTGGATGATGCTGGCAAAGGAAACTTCACAGACTTAAAGAAAAAAGGATTGGTCAGTTCGCACCTTGATGAGGGAATCAACTGGGCAACTTTTCGTTTTGAAGCCGGTCAAATCGTAACTGATGGGGTGAGGTCGTATTCTCTTATAAATTCTGAAGATTACTCTACCGCCACACAAATATCCTAACCCCCAACCAAGAAAGAAAAACCAAATGACTATTAAAGAACTCAAAAAACTGATGGAGCAATATAAGCAAGAGGCAGAGGCAAAAATCCCAAGACTTGAAAGAATCGCAAAAGAGGCTGGCCCTTGTTCTGACAGCGAGATGCTAGGCCATGCTCAGGGCTATGCCCAAGCCTTAAAAGAGATGCTTTCCAAAATATAAAACCAGAAAGAAAAAGAAATCAAATGACTAAAATCCTAATCGCATACATCATCGGACTAATCGTAGGTGCTGGCTCAACCCTTTATATAGTTGAACATCTCCTCAATTAATCCTTTACAAGTTAAAATCGAAATCCTAGAACAAATCAAATGACATCCTTCCCACTCCCCGCTAGACCGCAAGCCTCCGCAGTTCCGGCTTGGCACATTGAGTTCAAGAAAGATACAGCCATCGAAGGCAAGGCAAATGGCTGGCGGGGATTGTTCGACCAAGAAACCAAACAAGGCTACAACCGCCACGGCAAGTTCGCCTCCAACCACAACCTAATGGCCGAGCGAATCCTAGGGGCTGGAATCAAATCACGCTTTGTCGATTGCGAAATAATGGGACAGCGCACCAAGACTGGCAAAGGAACAATCGTGGTGATGGACGCTTTTGACCCCGCCAACCCCAAGCCCTACGCCGAGAGGATGAAGGAGATCGAACACTTGGAAGCCGTCACCTTTGATATCCCAAACAACAAGCTCCTCCGCTTTGTCCGTCTCGCCCATCACAAGATCAATGCAATCTGGGAGGAGATGAACTTTCAGAACAACAAGGCTGGGGAAGTAATCTGGGAAGGGTTTGTGATGAAGGCTCTGGATGATGGCAAGTATCCCTTTATCACCAACCCCAACTACTGCTCGCCCTCGTGGCAGAAACAGAGGATACGCTGGTGATCTTCGGCCTTGTTGTCTTTATCGGGCTTTTCATCTTGCAAGGGCTACGGCTCTTGGGCAAGCACATCGACCAGCAGAATTACGAGCGCAGGAAGTTTTATTTATTCGTGGCCGCCGAGCTAGACAAGATGGACAAGATCGTGGCCGAGGGCAACCAGCCCAAAGAACCAAAAGAACCAGAGCTAGTCTTGCCTAGCAAGAACTGGGTGGGGAGAAACTAGAATGAAGATGACCCCATCAGCCAAGTTTGAACTTCTTTGGAGGAGTCTTGGTGGTGGGGAGTTGAAGAAGGAATACAAGTTTGCGGAGGGCAGAAGATTTAGATTCGACTACTACCATATCGAGGCCGTAGCCATTGAGCTAGAGGGCGGGGTGTGGGTGCGTGGCAGGCATACCAGACCCTCCGGATTCCTCAACGATATGGAAAAATACAACCTCGCCGCATCGATGGGCATCCTAGTTTTCCGAGTTCCATCCCACGACATCAGCACCAAGTGGCTTTCCCCGATAATAAAAACCATAAAAGAGAGGACAAAAAAATGAGTGAAGAAATGCCCACATTCTGGCATCAAGAACCAGCCAAGAAAAAATTACCAAATGAAACTACGGATGAATGGGTAGTAAGAGTGTTTGGAGCGTTCCCCGATACAGAGTTCGACAGCCGGAATGACTTTAGATTTTTGAACTTACCAAAGACACAGAAAGAAAACGCCGAAGGCTTTGGCGTATTCGATGACGGACAGAACAAAAAATAAACAAAGAAAGAACCAACAAATGAATGACCAACTAGCAGTACACAACGGCAACGGAGTCTCCAACCATATCCGACAAGCTACTGATGTGGCGGGGGCTTGTCGTGCCATAGTAAAGGAAACTTGCCAACGCATCGGCCAAAAAGATTATGTTCGGGTTGAGGGCTGGCAGGCCATCGCAGTCGCCCACGGATGCGTTGCCTCCGCAAGAGATGTAGAGAGACTCGAAGATGGCTATCGTTGCATCGGTGAGGTAAAGCGAATGGACAACGGACAAGTCATATCTCAAGCCGAGGGGTTCTTGGGTGATGACGAGCCGATGTGGGCTAACCGCCCTACCTATGCCAAGAGGGCTATGGTTCAAACGAGAAGTATCAGCAGGGCTTGTCGTTCAGCATTCGCACACATCGTCGTGCTAATAGATTCTAAATTGAGTACGACACCGGCAGAGGAGATTCCTGCTGGTGGTTTCGAGGATATCAATACAGACAAATACGAACCAGCACCGAAGGCTGAACCCGCGAAGATAAGCAAAGCAGACTTGGCAGATATCACGGCCAAGCTCAACTCCCCCAACAAAACCAACGGCACAGAGCCGAGGGATATGGAGCTGAAGTTTGGTAAGTATAAAGGGTCAACGCTTCGGCAGATTGCCACCTTTGGTGAGAAGGGGTTGGACTACTTGGACTGGCTATCGAAGCAGGAATTGAAACCCGGCAAGGACGGCCAGCCATATAAGAACGACATCATACGCAACGAGATCATCCAAGAGATTCTTTTGGAGAGCGAGGCGTTAGCGAAAGGAACACCCGATGAAATCCCATTCTGAACTCATCCAAGACATCCTTAACGATGTAAGAAGTAAGGCCGCCGATCTTGAAAGAGAACGATGCGCCGATCTGGTTCAACAACTGGCAGACGGAACAGAGGATGCAGTCATCACCGGAATCTTAAACGAGGTCGTGCTTGCGATTAGGAGGCTCGGAGATGTCGGTCGTTGATGTCGAAGTTCCACAAACTAAGTGGTCGATGCTTGTTTGGAAAACCTTAAAGGAGAAACCACATAACGATGAAAGAGTTCTTATGGATATCGGCGGTGAGGTTGTTGTCGGTCGTTTCGTTGATGATTCGTTTGTCTCTCGAAGCTGGGGACATTCTGAAAATGATGTTCGGCTTTGGGCAAGCTGGCCGAAAGCACCCAAATGGTAACTTTCCTTTCATCCATCGGGAAAGTTTTGTGGGAGTTATTCGTGGTCGGTATCGGATGCTTGAGTCTCTATCTAACCATTCTATTTCTGAGCGGAATGTTGTGGGATTTAATAAAAGATATATGGAGGAGAATTAAAAAATGAGCGTCAAAAGATTAAGCCTTGTCGATGAATTTCACGGACTGGTTAGCAGAAGATTAAAAGACTTGTTTAAGAGATTGAACCACGCCGAAGTGGAAAACTTTAAGGACATCATTAGCCACCTCGACTACTCACATCGAATCACTAAAGAATTGTTGGAGCGAGCCAAGAAATATCAAAAGCGAGATGCGGAGAAGAAAAAGTGAAGCGAGATTCTTTCTGGTTTCCCTTTGAACCTAACCGATGGCTAGCGAATGAAAAGCTGGCCTTGGTGAGCCTTGAGGCCAAGGGGCTATGGATTCACCTAATCTGCCTTATGTATAAGGCCAACGCCGGCGGGAAGCTAACGATCAACGGCAACCCCCCAAGCCCAGAGCAGATCAGTCGGATGGTTGGGCAAGATGCCAAGCCACTTCTTCAAGAGCTTGAGGTTGCAGGGGTTTATGAGATTAAAGGTGGGGCGATCTATCACGGAGGAGTGGCCTTTGGGCTGGCAAAGATGGAGGAAAGATCGGCTGGTTATGCTCGAAGGATAACCCATAGATGCCCCATAGATGCACCATCTATGAACCATCTATCATCCATAGATGAACCATCTATCGTATATAATAAGAGTAATAGTAATAGTAAGAGTTATAGTAATAAGGATAACAAGAAAGAGAGAGAGGGCTTACGCCCTACGCACGCTGAATGGATTGCCTTTGCGAACGAGATTGGATGGAGGCTGATGGATGCGGAGTCGGCTTTTGATTACTACCAGAGCAACGGATGGAAGGTCGGGGGCAGGGCATCAGTTAAGGATTGGAGAGCGTGTGCCAGAAATTGTCAGCGCAGAAGCAACCAACAACCAAACAAAGGAAACCAACCAATGAAGAAACCAATCAAATCGGGGTGCGAATCCCCACCAACCTACAAAATTATGGGCTTTCAGACGCTTGAGGCGTGGGAAAAGGCGGGTTGTCCATGAACGACCTAGTTTTGGCGGCCACAATCCACCGGGTGAAGTCGTGCGAGGACAAAATTGCCCAATTCGAGCAACTCATAAGCACACTCACCGCCCAAATGGCTCATAATCGATCAGAATTGGCCTCTAAAGGGCTTGCAAACCTAGTTATGGGCACAACCACCCCCCTAGACATTCCAATGGAGCTACGGCCAACCTTCGGCAAGTATAGGACAAGGGGAAATCGTTCTTACAACACGGTTCGCAAGCGTTGGAACATTTGGAAGGCTCAATATGAGTCGGGACTGACGGTAAAAGAAATTGCACACGCTTGGGGATGCCACCATTCCTCAATCGTGAACGCAAAAAGCAAAAACTTCACGGCTCGTAAGTCAACTGGAAGGGGAATCAAATGATCGCAATGTTAGAGGCCGAGCAGTTCGAGCTTCCCTTTATGCGAACCAGTCACCCAGTCAAGATGGAAGGCCACGACCAGAATGCTCGAATCCTAGCCCACTTGCAATCTGGTCGCACACTCACGGCTTTGGAGGCACTCGATTGGTTTAAGTGTTTCAGATTAGCAAGCCGAGTTTGTGATTTGCGGAAGGCTGGTCATATGGTCGAGAAGCGAACAGTCAAAACCAACAGCGGTAAGAGCGTAGCTCAATATTACTTATGATTGAAGGCGAGCTATTCCCAGTAAAACCAACCGGCCAAGTGTTGAATTGCGATGCCTTTGATGGGATAAGAAAGATTGCCTCTGGAACTATCGACCTTTGTATTCTTGACCCAAACTATCAAGATTGGGACAAGCTTATGGATGACGGAATAATCGAACTAGTAATGGATAAAGTTAAGGATGAAGGCAATATATTAGCCTTTTCACGCCAGCCATTCGACTACCAAGTTGCAATAAAAATAAGGCCGTTCCATAGAAGGACATTTATATGGTCATTTACCAATGGCGGGGCTTGGGTAAGCAAGAG